TATAAGAATGATGTAATGGATGCTTTTCTTTAGCGCCCCAATCAGCGGGTCTGGTAGGGTTTAAATGTCCGTGTAAACGCTTACGTCTGTAATGAGCCGTACATAGTCCGTTAGCTTGCTGCTTTCGCCCGCAGCCTTCAACTATACAATCAGGCTTTTCTTTCTGTAGTTCTCTACGGTAATGTTTGTTACACATGCCATGTGCGTGAATTGGTGTGCTGCAACCATTAACAGAACAAATCGGCGATCTAGCCAATCTGTCTGTTTCATAATGATTACAGCACAACCCCTTCCTGAAGACAGGTTTTATACAACCATCAATAGTACATTCCATAATCTTATCCTCATAATAAACACAAGGATATTATATGGCTGGATTGATGCGAGTGCAAACCTTTATTACACTAACTAAGCTGTTGATTTAGTTAGTTATTTTACGCGCCCTCCGAGCCATAAATACATCTAGGATCACTCCATCCCGTACTGAACCTTTTGGCAACTTTAAACTTCGCGTTACTTGTGTCAAAGTCGTTGTCAATGCTGAACCCTTTATCGCTACGATTGTAACGAATTAGGCCGTTTGGAATGTCAGTTTGGACAAACCATGCGTCAGCGTCGGTCAGATAATGGTTTACGATTACTTTAGGCACAGAACCCATTGAGTACAGCGCGTTAGTGTCGTTGTCAGCCGTTCCAGGTCTTAGAGTAGATCCTAAGATCCTTTCTGCTTCGAACTGTGAACCATTAGGGATGATAAGGCATTTAGGCATAACCTGAATACGCTTACCACGGTCGTCAAGGAAGTTACCAATGTCAATCACAGCCTGTTCCAAAACGGATTCTGATAAGTCTCCGTCTGTCGTAGGGCCGTTAGTCCATGTACCACCACTGGCGTTAGGATGTGTTGCTGATCCTGCTCCAGTTGAGGCAATCAGGGTAGCACCATCACCGCCTAGATAGGAGGTGTTAAAGGCACGATTGAGGACGTTAGCACCCATAACTTCTTCGGTCTGACGCATGGAGAAGGCAAGACCTTCCGTTCTGCGCGACCCAATAGTGTCGTACTGGTCATCATCAATCATTTCTTCAGTGATGATAAACCCAGAGGCGATAACGACATGCTGGTAACGAGTCAAGAAACCCTGTTGCTCGGTGTCATAGACAATAGCATTGCCTTCCGTTTTAACAGGGGCCAAACCGAATCCGGTTACAGACAGGTCTTCTTCATAGGCTCGTTTACTTGAACGCTGTTCGAAGATCTGGCTCCATTCCATCGGTTTTTCATTGTACTTGTGGCCGTAAATAGTATTAAGACCTGGGTACAGCAGTTTTGCGAAATTACTAGTGGTTATAGGCATTATTTATCTCCTTAATCCCAGATTATTTCAGCAGAGGTAATAGCCACGTGATAACGTGTATTAGCCAATGTTGAGTCATTGTCAGGATATGAAGGTATATCTACCACGTGCATATCCGTGTTGGTGTTAGCCCCTATCTGCTGACCAGAAATACCCGTAGTGGTACTTCCAGAGGTAGTGGTTAACAGATCACAAGGATCACCAACAGCGAGATCAAGGTCAGTATCCGACTGAACTTCGAAGATACCATCATCAACAGGCACGTAAAATACTCTCCACTCGGTATGAGTAGATGCACTGTCGTCATAATAGGTAGTCATCAAGTTGTCAGGATTATAAGCACTTGTATAATCACCAGTTGCATTTACCTTACCAAAACCAACCGCTACACCTAAAAAGGTAGCATCGTTGGTAGCTGCAACCGCAGCCAGATTGGAAGTGAGTGATAGCAAGTCACCCTTAAAAATGTCGGTGCCATCGGTTACTCCGATAGAGCGAACTACAGACGACATAGGTGCGCCTGATTTCGTTTTCACCAGCTTAAATCCACTAGGTCGATCGGGATTTGCCATAATTTAACTCCTTAATTTAAATGAAGATTTTCATTATGGCAATCCGGTTTCAGCTAATGCTGAGTTATCCGATTTTAACTTCACCATAATTTCCATCTTTACTGTTTTGTGGGTCAACTTTAGGTCTTCGGATAGAGTCTTCAGTCTCGTCAACACGGCGCTGTTTAGCCGCCTGATCTTCTTTAAACCAGTCCATGTTTTGTCGCATGAGATAGGCAGTTACACCTTTGCCCATGTCCCTCGATACGACTCCGCTTGAATTGTGAGTACCGTCAACACTCGAATCACCTACTTGTGCAGACTCTACTAATTCATAGCCTGCTGATTTGAACTTCTCTATACGGCCTGGAATGTCGTTTACCCAACGGTCTTTATAACCGTCTGGTGTGTCACGTACCGCCGTTATGTCTTGATTGGTTCCAATAGGAATACGGACTCTAGCCTTAGCGTCCATAGATTTATTGGATTCGTTACGCTGTTTCATCCTCTCGGATGCTTCTTTCTTTTGTTCTTCTGTCCACTCTCTAGCCATGATATTTCTCCTGTTTCCCTTCTAAGGGATTATCTATATTCAACAACTTCGCTTAAATACTTCTTTTTATCCGCTTCGGTCTTAAACACACCCATGCGGTCAAAGTTGGCAAAGACTTCTTTTTCGTCTTTGGTCAGGTCTTTAACAGAGATGGTTTTAGAAGCAGGCTTTGGCGGGGTGTCCCCTTCAACAGAAGGCGGTTGACTCCTTGCTGGATTTTCGAACTTGCTTGGAAATCTAGCTTTGGTTTCCTTTATAACATGCTCGAAAATCTTTTCTGGTGAGGCGTCTGGATGCTTGGTGTTATACCCTAGACCGATCATGTCGGCGTAGTCCTGCATCTCATCGTCCTTTTCATACCAGTCGTTGTTCTTTTTAAAGTTATTCAATGCTACAAGGAATTCCTCGTTCACCAATGGGGGTGCATCGGTATCCCTTAGTTCTTTGTCAATTTGAACCACTTTGGCATGATCGCCTTCATCTAAAGCCTCGATCTTCTGGGCTTCCAACTGGGCTATTCTGCCTTCATATTCTTTAGCCAGTTTCTTCCTTTCGGCTTCGGCTACCTTCTGATTGTGGGCGTTGATTTGTTCTACGGTCTTTTTCAGTCCGTCAATTTCTTTCTTCTGCTCGTTGATTTTTTTGAAGAAAGATCCGTTTTCCAGATATTTCTCGGCACTGACAAACTTCTTGCCCGAAGACTCGTCAAACCTTTCTTCCGGTATCCAGCCCTCATCTAAGGCTTGTTGTTCAACTTCGGTGTATTGTACCTCTTCTTTAGTTAAAACATCTGTAGCTTCTTCAGTCATGCTCTTAACCTCGCTTGTATTCCGTCATCGTTTATAACGACGTATTCTTCCCCGTCTTCGGGGTCTGTTACGAACTTCCCACTGTACTTTGAATAAACCACATGATCCCCTATCTCACAGGCAGGTACTCCACCCATGATCGGGTCAAGCCATGCAGCAGGGCCAATGTCCATTATTATTCCAGTAGTTGTCTCTGCCTTCTCCCTGCGCTCGTCCAGTTGCATAATAATGCCGCCTGCACTCATTTTCTCTACGGGGTCGGGCTTGATTAACACTCTATTGATGAGAACTTCTATCATTTGCTACCTCTCTATTTTTCAGCGTAGAACTCAGTGATCTCCTCTATGGTGATTTCTGAAATTCTAGCTAACGTTACACATTCGGATGCGACTCTAATTTGTTCTTTTTCATCGACCATTCCACCGCTAGTGATGGTGTTGGCAATGATTTCAGATTCTTCTTTGATTGAATCACTGAGGTACTTAAGGAAAATTTCAGTTACCGGGTTCTCCAGCCATTCCTGCCATTGTTCCTCATTCATAACGCACCTATCATTATTAAAAGCATGGCTTCATCTTCTTCGTCTTCAAGCACCTTCTCGGTTAGCTCGTCATAGACGCTTTCAATGAATAATACTCTTGCGGTTTCTATGGGTACTTCTTCTGTCTTGGAAATGTATTCTATGGCTTCAGGCCATGCGTCAGCTTGGCTTTCAGCGATCTGTATCTTTATGTCAGC